ATATTCTACATAACCATCGCCAGCAACACTTGACGGTGTGAATGTACCATCAGCAGTAAAGGTATGAACCTTATAGTTACCATCAGTAGTTATTGTTCCACCTGTAGCAGCAATAATACCACCACCTTTGAAATTCAAGTAGAAACCATTAGTACCATAGGTTAATCCAGATACCTTCTTTGCTTTCCATTCACCGTAGTCACCAGTCTCACCAAATGATGTATGGTCTAGTGCTGTGCCATCTATGAAGTGTACTTCTGATAGGTAGCCGTCAAAGTATTGAGATGAATCATATTGCCCTATTTTCATCACCTCACTAGTTGCTGATTGTATATATAAATCTTGGTTTTGAGAAGGGTAGGCTTCATTCTCCCAAGTGGTCATTTGCACACCATTAACATAGACTTTAATTCTATCTGATGCTGTTGCTTGAGTTGTATCAAAAGCGAATACAAAATGATACCAAGCAGAAGGGTCACGATGTATGGCTGCCGACCTAAGATAATAAGATTGAATTGTGCCTACTTTTTGATATATGTAAATTTTACCTGACGCACCAAAACCAATATAACCCCTATTATCAGAACTTGTATAACGAACAAGCACCTTGGTATCAATAGATAAGTTACCCTTCATCCAGACACTATAAGTCATTATATCGTTAGAGGTAGCTGTGCCAGGAGTCCTACTTAGATAAGCAGAGTCATCGTCATTAAACCTTAACGAGTTGTCAATATCAAAGCCAGTAGCCCCAGCAGGTATAGAAGATGCGGGGAATAAAGACATTATGTATAGATAGCCGAGTTAGTTAAATAAACATTAGTACCATCACTGAAGTAAGAAACTAGATAAGTACCAGCAGCAGTTACAGTAGCTAACAAGTTAGCATCAACCTTTGAATTAGCGTGTGCTGATACCGTATGACCACCACTATTAACCAGCAAGATAAATCCAGATTGGCTTACGATATTAGTAAAGGTTAAGGTGAAGTTACCAGCAGGAGTACACTTAAAGTTGTTACTCGCATCCATATCAAATGTACCATCGTTGTCTGTTGTTAGTGTTCCTTTAGCTCTACCAGTAACATCAATACCAGCAGAGGTTGTGGCAAGCCTAACTGCATTGTTATGAGATATTTGAACCGCACCATCAGATATAGCGTTAATCATATTATCGCCATCAGTGTTTTCAACTAAGAAATCAGCACCGTTAGTTTGTATAATTATGTCCCCCTGTCCCATATCTGCAATATAAGAATTAGAACCATCGTGGCGTATTCGTAAATCGTAACTCGTTCCAAATCTGGCATAAACACCGTCAGCGAAATCTATATTACCAGTCATCGTACCACCAGCTAGAGGTAGCTTAGTTGAGTCTGTTGGGGCTACCCAAGAGTTATCACCTCTTAGGAATGTAGTTGAACTAGCCGTTCCTGTTGCACTTAATTCCCCAATGCCTACTGCATCATCCGCAATATCAGCTACTGCTATCGCACCGTCTACAATCTTAGCTGATGTAATACTATTGTCAGGTATATCATCTGCATCAATAGGTGCTGCTGCTGGTACTCTTCCTAGATAAGACATATTAATCTCCTATTAAGTTATTTCCATAATTGATAATGTAGCATCAACAGAGTTGGGAGCCGAGCCTTTTACTTTAAGTACATCTGTTGCCTTCAATACAATCTTATTGCCGGCCATTATCTCTACTGAAGAACCTGCGGGTAGTGGTATAGCCTTAGCGATATAAACATCTGTATTAGTTTCCACATCAACTGTATCAGATACTAGTTGAACATCTGCTGTAATAGAAGCGGATGTTATATTAGCCAAGGTTAGGCCAATAACTACTGTTGTTGTCGATGCGGGGGTAGTATAGACAGCTACAAGGGATGTATCTATATTAGCTTTAGTTTTTAATTTGAATGTATTTGGCATTATTGTTTCCTATATTATCCGAGAGCGATTGACATGGCTACTGCGTCCTCTACTGAAGTCCATGACAACTGAGCTGAGCCGTTTGTTTTAAGTACCTGTCCTGCATCACCATCAGCCTGAGGGTATTTAAGTCCGTCTAGTATCACATCACCTGTACCGTGTGGAGTTACAGCGATGTCTCCGTTGGATACAGATACAATAGATTTACCACTAACATCTAGGTGTCCACCCAACTGCGGGGTGGTGTCAATTACTACATCAGGTGATTTTCTGGAAATTGCCATTAGTCACCTTCTTATTAAGTAGTTAGTTGAAGTATGCCGTTCGCGTTCCACTTGATTGTTAAATCATTATTTACATTGTCTTGGTTTGACACAAAATCAATATAACCAACCAGGTTAGAAGTAGATGCAGTACCCGTAGATTTATAAATAACTGCATAACGAGCTGTACTGAAACCAGAGGCATGGGATGACCAAGTAACATCATCTGCATCAAACTTAGCGTCATTAGTAGTTACTGTAGTCACGGCCTTAGAAGCTAAAGCAACTCCTCCAGCAGTGTAGTTACTGCCGGTGACCTCATTAGATACATCGTTTAAAAAATCATGCGCCACTGACGGGGTGTATGAACTCGTGTGTAGTGAAACCTTGATAGTATTAGTATCTAAGTCTATTGTGCCATCTAAAATATTTTTAGTAGCGGTGTCGTAAAAAGTAATGGATGCCATTCTTGTTCTCCTGTATTTATGCTATCCTAATAATTGCAGCTGTACTGCTTGGTGTTGGGAATGAAATAGAGAATGTACCATTAGATACATCTTTATCCCCTCCGAAATCTAAGACCATAACTGCCTTATTGCTATTAGTGCTATTGTATATCAAAGCACCCCTAGCCGTAAAGGTAGCAGACGTCCAAGAAATATTACTGAAATCAACAAATCCCGTTGTTCCTGATAATACAGGGTCTACATTTGTCAGTGCTTTACCACCGGCTGTATAACCGGTGCCAGTCACCTCTCCAGATGTAGTGTAGGCGGTAGTAGCCGCACTTAAACTAGCGGAAGATGTGTACAAAGCTACCTTAAAAGTATTACCGCCCGATGCATTAAAATCATGGGTTGCTTCAAAAATCTCTCTCTTAAATGATGAACATAGTGCTTGTGTAATTGCCATTATGCTTCTCCTAATGTAATAGACCTAGTTCTATACTCGTCTGTTCTGTTACGGAAATTCTCTTCCATTATTAATCTCTGCAAGGCTTCCTGGTATTTAACAGTATAGCTCTGCGTTAAATCAGGTGCGGACTTCATAAATAAAGAGGCCTCAATTAAACACGCATATAATAAAGCATCAGGCGCCTCTGTACTAATCCAAGTAGTAGCTACCGCAGAAGATAGTCCATTAGGTCTGCTAGTATATTCTATTTCAACCGTAGTGTCTGCAACAGGAGAGGGTACTATGTAAAAAGTATCGTCATCCCAGTGAGAGTAATATCTAGGTACACCTGTCGCACTGCGGTCTATTATATAATCATCCAAAAAACTCTTATCCTTCTGAAGTAATATAATCCTATCACCACCAGAGTCTACTGTTTGCACAGCCTTTATAACTCTTGCTCCTGATGGTTTAGAAAGAAACTCATCGCCAGCGTTTAGAGTGGCTGTTGAGTTCTTTCGCGCAACATTTAGGTCAGAATCTCTTAAAATTCTCTTTTCAGCCAGCTCAATAATGAAGTCTAACTCACCTACAAAAGTGCTCTCAGAGTTAGCTGTCCAGTCCTTAATAGATTGTACTAATTGTGTATATGTCATGATATAGTCACCGTAACTGAGCCTACTGCACTAGCTGGCTCAAATCCTCTAAACATCGTACCAATTGGGGTGTCTCCAGTTGAGGTGTCTTTTGCTGACACCTTACCTTCACTGGCTTCTACGTCTGTGTCAGGTCTAGGATTCATCAAGGCCTCTGCATCTACTGGTACATTAGTAGGGAATTCTAAAGCGCTTTTCTCATCAAAGCACTCTGGGCATACCTTATATCCAGTCCACTCTAGTTGCAGCAGGGTGTATTTATATTCTACACCACACCGGTCACACATGGCTTTAGCATGCTTTCCTGCCGAAAATTTACTCATAGTCTACCTCGCCTAGGTACAAAGAAACTGCTTGAGCGCTCTCTGTCCTCATCCATGGCTCTCTCAAATTCCTCTTCATAAACAGATTTAAGAAGTGTAATCCTATCAGGCATCTTTTTCATGCTTATATAATAAGCAAGTCCTGATACCAATGCAGGTAAGAATCTAGCAGGTACATCTACAGTCTTTACGCTAGTGCCTACATCCTCTAGTCGCTCCATAGCGTAATACTCAATAGTATCAGTAGCATTCTCTGGTGCAGGCCATACATACAAAGTAGGTGTAGATGTTCTCTCTAAATAATACTGAGAAGGTCTAGCCTCTGTTGTCTTGTCTGGACGAGCGTGATAGTCAGCCCTAGATAAACGAGACATAGTTATTTCTATGCCTGAGCGCTTACTATTAACATCTAGTAAATCAATAATCTTATCATCTAGGGTGTAAGAAGCTGTGCCCTTTACAAGAGCTTGAGATGTCTTCTTAACTTTCCATAGGTGAATACCTCGATTACTCCACTCCTGCAGCATAATATTCATACTACGTCGAGCCGTCTTAGAGTCGTATCCGCTACGAAGTTCTAGCCCACATCTCTCGTAGGCTTCCTCCATAATGTCCGAGACATCTAAGGTAAATGCTGTAGTTCCTGAAGTCGCCACTTAGCTACCCCTATGATTTAGATAGCTCTAATATAATACTATACGAGTCACCTGCACTAGCTCCTACAGTTGTAAAGGATATATCTCCTGTTACGCCCGAGCCTGCATTGTTATTAATACCACCGAATGACCTAAAATCTAGATGTTCCATAAATCCAGTAACAGCCGTTACTGCTAAAACATCTGCGGTAGCATCGAAAAGTATTCTAACTGACATACCATCACACATAGCCCATATGCGTGTAATCTTAAGTTTAGATGGATTACCTTGTAAAGTGGAAGCATCTACTTTAACTACTGCAGATTCTCCTGTACCGTCTGATACGTTTGTGAATTTCATAACAGTAGTTTTAATACCGTCCATGATAGTTTGGCTTGTTACTGCGTCTGCCATATTGACTCCTATGAGAAGAGGGGGTGTACCCGCTCATTGAAAAGATAGAGGTATTATAACCCAACTACGGGTAATTAAAAAGGGCTCCCGAAGGAGCCCTTTAAGTCTAGCTTAGTGCTTAATTAAGCACCAGGTGAACCGTACACTGCACGGAAATCAGACCAACCGAAAGAATATCTTTCGCGAGCCTTGAATCGTACATTGCCAGTCTCGAAGTCACCTTCCATACCAGTCTTCATACCAACACGATTAAAGTGTTTAAGACCATCTGGAGAATCAGTCTTAATGAACCA